TTAACCTTGATTCTGCCATTGTTGTTTGCTCCTTGTTTTTATTTGATTACGCCTTCTTTAACGCTTACTAACGCATACCCCGAATCGGTAAACGGGTGTATTACTATTGCCGGCGACATTTCCGTCCTTATCGGTTTCATTGCCAAAAATATTTTCGCAACTTCCTTCACGCCGTCCAAATTCGTCTGTTTCATTTCTCATATTCACCGTGTAAAATCGTCTTCGTTCGTTTCGCTGACCTTATTTATTCCCGAAAAAAGCGTTTTTTGCTTTTTCGCTAAAACCGGCATTAACTGCGCGCGGTATCTTATATCTGCTACCTTGTCGAGGTATATCCCTATCGTCGTTATAAACGGCTCGCCGTTATTCGTTATAGTAACGTCGCCGTGCTTTCCCTGCTTGCAAATAAACTCTGCCACTTCGTCGATGCTTTTGAGTTGCTTGCTTTCGTCTTTTGAATAACCCCTAAGGTTCAATTTTTCTGTTAAATTCACAATCACTATTCTCCTGTTTTTTCTGCATAAAAAAAGACGTATAGTTTTTTACGCTATACGCCTGAATTTTTTATGTAAATACTCAAAATTTCCTATAATTTATGTTATTCGTCTGTTCAAACCTGACAGGTTATTAAAAAATATCTATGATTTGGTAAAAAAATTTACCGCCTTTCAGACACGAAAAAAGCCCGATAAAATCGGACTTTTTCGCAGAAATATCTTTTTTGTATTCCTGATATGCGGCTCGTGGACAAAAAGCCTCATTTTGCCGAAAATTACGGGGTGTAAAAGCCAAAAAGTCTAATCTTTACCCCACCATCCAGAAATCTAAATCCACCAAGAATCACGCGACTGCGGACACCGCGAATTCTTGAATTCTTGAAAGAAAAAACCTTAAAAATCATAGGTTTTATAAGGCTTTTTCGGAACATTTAAGAATCACATACCACCTGTTTTTTGCAACCTTGACTGGTGCCATGGTCATAAAACAGACTCACCAAATTAATTTATATTCTGCCTTTTGTTTGGCAAATATTTCATTAAGATTATTATTGACAGCGTTCATTTCTTCTATTAAATTTTCAAGCCGCTCATAATAAAATGTTGGATCAGTTTCCAAATGTTTTGCAACCAAATCTTCCCTAAAAAGACGATGCACAACGAAATTGCGTTCTTCGCACATAGCCTTGAGCCACTCTTGGGACTTATCGTTGAAATATCCCAATTGTCTTGCCTTTTCTATTCCAAAGCCTAATGGTTTCTTTTCAAGTTCTTTGTATAATTTTTCCGCCCGTTTTGCGAATTCATTATACTCGTAAACATACATAGAGTCTCTATCTTCAAACTCACGCAGTATTTCATCAAAAGCCAACACATTTGCCAGCGTGTATTCTATCATTTGCGATAGATTGACTATTAAACCGACTTTACCCCAAAGGTGAAGTAACTCTTTTTTATACTTATTCATATATAGGATTATACCACAAATGTTGCACTTTGTCAATTAGAGTGTTTTTTCACAACAAAAAAAGGCCGATGGACTTATCATCCACCGACCCTGTTTTTATATCGTCGCAGTTTTTACAATTCCCACCTTGAAGTTGAACGTTAGTTGATTTCCTTTTACTATCACATTATCTATAAGACGGCGGAACATTTCTCCATCGAACTCGTCCGTCGGATGCATTTCGTTTATTACTTCGAGAATATCTTTTAGCCTCTTCGTCTCGGCTAACCTATCGTTTTCCGTCGATTGTATTTCCTTTTGCTCTCGTTCAAGTTTCTCCACTTCATCGGCGATTTCCTGTGCCTTTGCGATATATAATTCGTAAGCTATTTCGCCCGCTCTCTTTTTGCGGTTTATATCAATCATTTCCGCTTGCAGAGCCTGCATTCGCAGTAATATTTGTTCACCTCGATTATCGTCTTTTTCGCTCAATGTGCTTGTGACATTTTCCTTTAGAATTTCTTTTATCTGACTCATATCACCTACAAATTCGTTTATTACCCTTTGAAAGCATCTTTCGATGTCATCCTCTAATATGTAGTGTTGTGAGCAATATTCGTTTCCTTTGATTTTATGAGTTATGCATACCCATGTCCTGACATACTCACCTTTCTTATATTGTGCATGCCGACGGAACACCATTCCACACTCTCCGCATATTAACTTTTTGCTGAATGGGTATTTACTGCTATATCTGCCATTTCCCGTTTCGGTGCAACTTCTATAGTCTTTCCTTCTTTCTAACTCTAATTGCACCAAATCCCAAGTATCTTTTGGTATAATCGCCGGGTGGCTATTTTCGACATAATACACTTCGTCGCTCGCTACTCGCTCTTTACTTAAGACATCCTTTTTGCAAGTTTTCCCAAGGTAAGCACCGCCAAAGTATTTTTCATTAGTAAGGATATTTCTTATGCCAGATGCTCTCCACTGTTTTTTACCCGTTACTGTCTGTATTCCGTCTTCTGTTAAATTCTTTGCTATAGTCGCGCAAGAGTATCCGCTCAAGAACTCCCTGTATATCCGTCGAACGATTTTTGCCTGTTCTTCGTTGATGACGATGTTTTTATCTTTATCTCTATCATATCCAAGGAACTGAGAGCAGACTAACATAAGTTCTCCCTCTTTGAATTTCTTTTGGAATGCCCACTTTATATTCTCCGACATATTTCGGCTTTCTTGTTCTGCTATCGCCGCAAGGATTGTTATTAATATATCGCCGCCCGCCGTCATCGTGTCTATGTTTTGGGTTTCAAAATATATTCCTATTCCTAACTCTTTCAGTTCGCGTATATACTTCAAGGCATCTACCGTATTTCTTGCAAATCGACTTATAGACTTACATAATATCTTTTTTATCTTACCCGCCCGGCAATCGTTTAATAATCGTTGAAACCCTTTTCGTTGGTCTACTCTCGTTCCCGTAACGCCGGGGTCATCATACACTCCAACGAATCGCCATTCGGGACGATTTCCTATATATTCGGTATAATGTGCTTTTTGTCTTTCAAGACTGTCTTCCTGTTCTTCGCTTGTAGTTGAGACTCTTGCATAGGCAGCAACGGGCAATCGTGTGTCTGTCAACTGCTCCCGAATATTTTGTGCGGTTATCTGTGTGGACGATACTTTCCTTACCACTCTCACCACTTTAGGTTGATTATTGATTACCGTTTCCATTTTGCTCTTGAGCCTCCTTTAATCGTTTCTTTTCTTTCCAACCTTTTTGGTTTCCACTCGGTCCGTTTGTATATTGCCGACTTATTTTTACACCGTTATAAAACTCGAACGTTATTATCCAATCTTGTATCGTCACTTGTTTTAATACTCTACCGACTAATTCTTCATTAAATTCAGTTATCGGTTTCAATTCCAAGTTCTTGATATGAGACTGCCTATATTCATTTATTTGCTGTTCTAATATTATCCGTTGTTTTCTCAACTCGACTCGTTCATTTTCAAGGTCAATTTTGTTTATCAACCCTTTCACATGTAAGGCTATAAGTTCGTTTTCGTCATTTATGAGTTTTTTCAACTGTTGTTCGGTCTCGCTATTTATTTCTCCAAAACGCTTACTTTCAATAAACTCGTTGTATGCCTCTATAAACTTTTCTTTAAGTATCGAGTCTTTTATTCCCGTATTAGAGCAAGAGTTTTTCCCATATGTTAGTTGAGTTTTACATCTCCATATTGGACAAGCATACTTAGTCCCCGCATTGTTTATCTTATGGATGTATGATTTGCCGCATATTGGACAAGTTATAAGACCTGTAAACGAATAGTTGTCAATCGTTCCGCCTCGCAGTTTTTTGTTTCCTTTTTTATCAAGCACATCGTGGACTTTATCCCACAATTCTTTTGATATAATGGCATTGTGACTATTTTCAACGTACAGCATATCTCTCAAACCACGATTTATCAATTGCTGGCCATTGATATTTATCCGCTTATATAGTAGCGCATCGCCTTTATATTTTTCATTTGTTAGTATTCCCAAGATTGTTTGCGATGACCATTCATTGCCTTTAACCGTCCTATAACCTCGCGAGTTAAGCAATTTTGCCATTTGTCTCGTACTATAATTACCTGTTGAATATAATTCAAACATTTGTTGAACCACAGCCGCCTCACTCGGTATAATGTGTAATTTTTTATTTCGCGTTTCATATCCAAGCATTCTTATTCCAACAACTGATATATCGCCTTTCTCAAACCTATCTTGAATAGTCCACGCAACGTTTTGTCCATACCTGTTTAAGTCCTCTTCAGCAACTGCCGCCGCTATGGTTAGGTATAACTCGCTTTCCGCAGTCAGTGTGTTTATATTTTCTTTCTCAAAGTAAACTGCAATATTCATATCCCGCAGTTCTCTTACGACTTCAAGTAGCTCTATCGTATTTCGCGCAAACCTTTGAACCGACTTCGTGAATATCATATCGATTTTGCCACACCTACAAGCGTCTAACATGGCGAGCATTTGCGGTCTATACTTCATATATTTTCCGCTTATACCCTTGTCGGCATATAAACCAACATATTCGTATCGAGGGTCTTCGGCAAGCCTCTTATTCCAATAATCGCTTTGATTGTCAAAACTGTGCGATTGCTGTTTACTGTTAGTAGATACCCTTCCGTATGCCGCAACTTTCAGTTTTCTATCCATACGAGCCTCCTTTTAGACTTTTTATTTTACTTACCCTTGACTTATGTAGGACTTTAACTTGATAAAAAAATTTGTGCTACCCCACAGTCAGGGTAGCACAAACAATAGCGTATAAATCGAAGGAAGTCCAGACAAAAGGCTCTTAATTAGGAAAGAAAAGAAAGTTTATTTTTATTGATTATTTCGTCCCTTTGTTCGGTCGTTAACAGGTCTTTCATCCATAGCAACATGACGATAGCATCTGCCACTGCGCACCGAATCTCTTTACTTTCCATCCGTATCGTCCTTTTTGCCGAGCTGCTTGATAATCTGATTAGTACCCGTAGCCGTCAGTCCGCTCGCACCGCCGATGACGATTGCCACCACGATATTCGGTGCCGGAATGATGCTCGGCAAAGCGTAAAAACAAATAATGCCACACACGATTCCGAGCACAGTTGCAATAAGCGGAATACACCGCTTGAACTTTTCGTTCTCTCCGACTGCGTGTTTAATGACGTTGATTGTCCAGTACACGACCGCAGCAATCGCCGGGACGCTGATTAAGTTCAAATACTGTTCCATATATTCTCCTCCTTACTTCTTTGATGTTTCTTCAAGCAAATACTCATAGAGTTCGTCTTTGACTTCCGCATAGGTTTTCATAGCGTCTTTCATTTCGCCGTTGGTCTTTCCGTCACGGATCGCAATTGCGTCCGCATAGGTCAGTTTTCCTACTGCGTTAATACTTTTGAGTATTAAAAGGTTCTGTTTGGCTTTCGCCTTATCTCTTTCCTCGTCTTCCTTGAGTTTCCTCTTGAAATACCTTTGCAAGAAAAAGAGCACCATCCCGCTGATGATGCTCGCACACACGCTTATAACTATCGATGCTATCATGGTTACACCTCCGTTAATTGAGATTCCAATTCGTTGATTTTCGATCGCCACAGATGTCGTTCGGCTTTTATCGGGGCATACTCCTCTGCCGTTAGTTCGCCTTCAAAGTATTTCAACGCCTTATAATCGCTTTGTCCCAATTTAACTTTCAACTCACCGATTTGCCCAATCAATTCAAAATTTCGTTGCCTGACGCGCTCTTCTTGAATTTCTTCTTTGGACTTAACATAGTCCACTACTCTTGTTAAATCATCGGAAAAGCACTTTTCAAACGATTCGAGTCCCTCGTATTCTTCTTTTGTTATTTCGATGTAGGGTTCTTCGTCGGCAATCGGAAAAACCTTGTATTCGTGTTTAGATATAGGCACTATTCTCATTTCGCTCCAAACTCCTCGTGTAATTCGTAAATTCCCTTAAAGTATACCGTTGTTGCCGCGCACTGTCCTCCCGAAACCTTCGTTTGCATAACTTTTTTGTTGGTGTGGTCTATTTTCCAACTTATATATTTGTATGTTCTATCGGAAGACGTGCTAATCGTAACATCGTTACTACTTTTTGCTGTATTAAACATTAAAGAAAAGCAAAGATTGACATATGACGTATTGCCCTTCGCCGGGAATTTAATTTTAAAACTTTGGTCAATTCCGTTATCTTGATATATAACTTCGTAACTTTTCCCCGCAGTCGGGAAAGTGTCACCCGATAAGATAGTATAATCTGCGTATGACGTACCTATCGTCGTAATTGCCAATGGTGTCTTACTCAAAACTATCCTATTTCCTGCTTTTATATATCCATTGCTATCTACGGCAAACGCGGTATACGTTCCGTCCGTTTCCTTTAATGCTTTTTCAGCACTTTTTGCCACAAGTTCTCCGGTAATAAGACTTGCGGGAATTCCCGTAATAGGAATCGTAACATTTCCTGTCCCGTCAAAACTTTTTGCCGTAGCACTGACTCCAGATAATCCTATTGTTCTTGCCGTTTTTAGTTTGACTGCAGTTTCGGCTTCCAACGGCAAATCGGTAAGAGTGCCGTTGGCATTCTTGATTTTCGGTCTGTAAGCCATTCACGATACCCCCTTATACTACCTTGAAGAAAAGTCCGCCCGTTGCAAGAGATGCGCTCGGAGCGGTCTGTCCGCTCGTACCGATTTCAATCATCTGTCCGCCTGCGACCGCAATGCCTTTGGCATTGACCTGAACAGCAGAATAAGTGCCTGCGGTTACACCGCTATCACCCAAAGTAACCGAAACCGTCTTATTTGCAGAGCCGTCCACACTCTGACTTCCCGATCCGCTGATAGCAGTCGAGCCGTCTTTCTTAACACCCGAATTGACGCTTACACCGAGCGTTCTCGCCGCAGTCCACTTGCCTGCCGAAGTCGCGCTCGTTGCCGTATCAGCACTGGTTGCTTTATCTGCTTTCGTAGCTGCGCCGACCTTAGTCGTTCCGTTCTTGATATTGGCAATCTCGGTGACATTGGTATTGGACTGACTTTTTGCCGCATCCGCAATCGTTTTTACTTCGCCAATAGCACCGACTACAGTCTTTGCTGTGGTCGCAAGCGTGTTGTCCGTCTTCGTCTGATATGCGGCAAGGTCAACTTTTTGCGATTCGAGAGCGCTGATTTCAAAGTACCCGTAAGTACCCGTGTTGTTATCAAGAACCTTGCTTACCCAATAGTCGGGAGTATCCAAAGCCTTGATAAAGATGTTATCGCCCACTTTGTAGTCGGTTTTAGCAGCCGCTTTCAATGCTGTTGTCATTGCCGCTACGGTATCGAACGAAACCGCTTTTGCTCTACCTTCCGCAAGCGAATACGCACTGTTTGCTTTGTTCTGTGCGTTGGTTACGGCGGTGCGGATATCCGAGTGCGCCGTTCCGGACGTATTGTGAGTGTTCACCGCTCCGCTCGGTTCAGCGCCGATGTTTGCAGGAGTAAGGTTGACAGCGCCTTTTCTGTAGGCGGTTTCTTTATCCCCCTTGATACCCGTTACGATACCACCGCCCGTGATACCTTTGACCTGTTCGTAGACTTCATCGATTGCGCCCTGCACATTCTCCGCCGAAATACCCGCCGCCATGCCGCTGTACTTGACAACTTCCGCCTCGGTTTCAGGATGGATTAAGACGGTATCTTCCGCGCTGACTTTCTGAATAATCTGAAACTTGTTTGTAGTTTGAGCCATATTATTTATCCTCCATTTTCTTGAATACAAAATCGCCGTCCGGAATGTCTTCGGTTATCTTATCAACCGCCTGTAATTTCCCTTTGGCAAGTTCCCCGAGTTTAATCTTATTCGTTTCGCCGTTTTCTCCCACGACAAGAATAAAGGAGTCGCGTTTATCGACTCCCAGTTTGATTTCCTCGTATTCCGTCACATCGTTCGACAATAGGTTCAATTCACTCGCCGTCATTTTCCCGTCAAGAGGCTTTCCGTTGATGGTTGGCTTGTTCTTTAACCGATTGTAGTTGTAGGTTACGGTAATTCCGGGCGTGACGTTTACTTGTCCCTGATTACCATAATAGTTTTTATCCGCCATTTTCCACCCTCTCCAAAACTTCTAATTTTTGACGATGCACGAGCGTTACCTCTTGCACGTCTATTAAGGTGGCGATGATGTCGTATTTCAAAAAACCTGTTTTGAAGTTCCTTGTCACTTCACCCGGTATTCGAACGCGGAATTCGTCCTCTTCTCTATCCGCCTCTTCTTCGATTCCAAGTTCTTTGCACGCGAACACCACCTTTTCTATGAGTTCTGTAGCAACGTTCCCAAATGATACCCCGAACTCAAAGACATCGCCTTTGACTACTTTCAGCATCCTATTGCTCTACGAAAACGATAGAGGAAATCGTTGTCATAGTTCCGCTTTTTGTTTTCTTTTCTACCTTGCAAGAAATCTCTTTCAAGTGTTTTTCGTTTTCCGCAAGAGTATTGAAGATATCCGGCGTTACTTGGTCTTCCGCTTTGTAATCGCTCTTTGGCTCTTTCCAGTTTGCCATTCATACCCTCCTTATGTCGTTCTTCCGCGTGTCTCTTGTTTCAATCCGCCGTCAAACGTAAACTTGTTATACTCGCATACAAGTTCTTGACTGTCTCCGAACCTATCCACCGACACATACTTCTCACCGAGATTGAGTTTCGGGTTGCCTCGCCAAGTCGTAGTTACAACACCCTCTCCCGCATGCATCTTTTCGAGCAAGAAATTCGCAATGTATTCCGCTTGATCGTGGCTTTGTACAAGATCGCTTGACGGGTGAGAATACTCGGTTATTCCGTTATTACGCACGCTTTCATCGTCCTGTTTGGTCAAAGTCTTTGTCGTTATCTCGATTGCCTTGCCCGTGACCGTCAGCACCGCCTTTTGCTTTTCGGCTGTCTTGTTCTTCGCAACGACCGAGCAAGCATTAACACCGCCTTGGAAGTCGGTCAATAGCACGTTTAAGTTATCCGTTTCCATTGCAGGGTACGCAACTTCGGTATTATAATCGAGCGTCAATTCAAGCGATGCGTTCGGCTCTATATTGAGTTCAACCGATACTGCTTCGACCGTATCGTTCGACAAGGATACGTCACAGTATTCCACAGAAATACGGTTCGCAAACTCGGTCAGAGAAACACTCGATGAGTACGAAAACATATTGCTTTTATCTATCCTTATCGCCGTTGTTGTCTTCGGCTTTTTCTCCGAGCGAACATTGATTTTATCTTCTCGGTCTACAAACACTTTGCATAGTCCCGCATTGGCGATTTCCTGCAAAGCGTCCCAAGCCGTGCCTTTCGGCAGAAATGCCATCGGCACGATTACAGACTTTAAGTCGTTTGAAATAACGAAAGTATCTGCCGTTTCGCCGATATTTAAAAGGATGTCGGCAGCTATATCGTATAGCGATGCATTCTCCGTCAGCGGAAAACCGACATAGGTCTTTTTCTGCAGTCGCATTAGTCTGTCCACCGCACTACACTTTACCCATTGCGAATCTTGGTTTATCTGCCATTCATCCGAATAGAATGTGCCGAGCGGTTGGTATTTTACTTCTCCGTCCGTTTCTATGCCTATGCTCGGTAACAGTTTGCGGTCGAGTATCATGAGCGAACGGAGATATCCTTTATCGAACTTTCTGCCCTTATTAAAGATGTTTACTGTCATCGTGTCGGATACTATGTTGTAGTTTCCGTCCGCCGCACCCATCTCTTCGGACACTTCGAACATTTCAATGGCATCGCCCTCGTACCGCTCCATCATTCGGTCGTAAAACTTCAATATTTTCGCACAGGCATTCGGCTTGCTCCACTTTGTTATCGTCAGCCTGATGGATGTAATGTCTTCAAGCTGCGGAGTCAATCGGACCTGTATCTGATTATTGACGGTCACACTATCCGAGTGAACAATCTTCCCATCTCGTTTGTACTGCAAAATGAAGTCGACCGGGTATTCATTCCGCTTTTCATCGCCCAATACCACCCAAGATATTATCGGACGATTGACAAACGATATCTCGATCCACGGCGCGTTTGCAAACACACCGTCACTACCAGACAACGAACCGCTCCACCAACCGAGAACGACCGAATTGTCCATCATCTGAAAGGAGCCGTCCATTGTCGCATTGCCGTCCATCGTACAGCCTTTGACTGTCGGCACAAGGTATGCACCGAACACTTCGTTCGGGTGGCTGATAGCCGAATTACCGCTTTCCGTTGTTTGAATGTCCTTACTGATTTCCGTATCCGAGTAGATAACGTCCACTCTGCCGAGTATTTTTCGTGGATTATCCGTATATTCCATAGGTTATCTCTCCACAAAAGCAACGCTGACGCTTGCCCACATTATCTTACCTTTTACCCAATCGTATCGTGGCTGACAGGATAAGTCCTGCGGGCGAGCGGTCATCGACGTCAACTTCCCCGTTTCGGGATCGTTGTAGTCTATCGTCACGAACGAGCCGCTTTTCGTTTCGGCAGTCAAGAGTCCCATATCTTCTTTCGAGAGATATTTCCATGCGACTTCGACCTTTCTCTTTCTCCCTATAACGTCCACGACCATTGTGCCGTCCATCGTTCTTTCCGATTTATCCAACACTTCGGTCGTGCAAGTGAGTTCGGTCGGCGCTTTTATCGTCTTACTGTTTATCTTAAAAAATACCGCCATCTTACACCTCCCTTAATGCAATGCCGTTTCGCTTGTATTCTTTGTTTAGTCTCGGCATAATAAGCCTTGCGAACTGCTGTCCGTCAATCTCCAACACGATGTCTTTTTGCTCTTCTCCACCATTATTGCCGATTGCCGCTATCCCTTGGAGCATTCCGTTGACCATATCCCCGTAAGGGTTACTGCCCCCGCCTACTACCGCGCGATTTGCCGATGCGGTGATGTTCAGCGAAGACGCGACCTGTGCCGCCGCTTGCTGCAACATAGGCGTATTGTCGTACATTCCGTCCGCCATCATATCCATTAGGTTCGGTATCCACTCGTCTGCCGTGTGTCCCGGACCTTTCTTTGTTGGCGAGCCGAAACCGAGAAAGTCTTTTATCGACTGTCCGACCGATTTTACTCCGTCTACGACTTTACTCCATGCTTTCTTTATGCCGTCACCGATATTTTGTATCAGGTTCTTACCCCAGTTGAATGCCTCTTTGAAAAGGTTCGAGAAGTAATCGCCGATGCTTGAAAACAAGCCCGTTATCTTATCCCAAATCCAACCGCATACCGAGCATATCCCGTTCCAAATATTCGTGAAAAAGCCGCTGATACCCGTCCAAATATTGCGAAAGATATCCAGCACATTCACACCGATACCTTGAAAGAAGTCTACGAACCCTTGTCCAAAGCCTTTGATAAACTCCCAAATACCGAGAAAGATATTCTTAATAGCGCTCCAAATACTCGTAGCAATGTTCTGCATATGTGTCCACGCATCCGACCAATCGCCTTTGAGTATCGCGCACACGAACTTGATTACTTCGATGATAGCGTTCGCCACATCCAAGACAGCGCTCAAAAACGGTCCGAGCGCGGCAATGATTCCGTTGACCACTCCGACTACCACTCCGTACAGCACTTCGATGATTTTGCCGATCAAGTCAAACACGGGTTTTAGGAGTTGATATAGTTCAACTATGGTATCCCAAAGCGATGCAAACAACGCTTTTATCTTCTCCCATAACGGTTCGACATAGTTTAGGAATTTCAGCACCGCATTGCTTATAACGTCAAACGCACTTTTTATAATCGTCCAAAGACGGGTGAAAACGTCCGAGACGACTTTGAGTATCTGCTTGCCGTATTTTTCCCAAAACGTCTTGATTCCATTGACTGTATCAAGTACGATTTTCTTTACGAGTGGCCATACTTTCTTGGCTATAGCAAGCACTTTCGAGAAGACCTCTTTCACGCATTTCCAAACCGTTTTCAAGGCTTGCACGACTGCCGCTTTGATGCGTTCTCCGTTCTCGTCCCACCACGCTTTTATAGTGTTGGCTACGCTTATAATGACAGACTTAATCTTCTCCCATATGCGGATTACGGCATTGCGGAAGTCTTCGTTGGTCTTCCATAGGTACACGAGCAAAGCAACTACCGCCGCTATTGCTAAACCGATAAGTCCCGCTTTCGTGAATAGGACTTTTGCCACCTTAATGATTGTGCCGAGACTGCCGACAAGTTTCCCTATTACGACAAGCAATGGTCCGATTGCCGCCGCAAGCAGTGCTATGACTACGATTTGTTTTCGTGTTCCCATAGACAGTCCCATAATCTTTGCCGTCAGCGGCGAGATATACTTCGTTATAAACTGCCGAATGAGTGGAATCAACACATCGCCAAAGGAGATCGCTATCTCTTCAAGCTCGGATTTCAGGATCTTCCATTGTCCTTGCAAAGTATCGAGCTGCGTTGCCGCCATGTCGGTCGCTTTGTTCGTTCCCGTAATGGCTTTGGTCATTCCCCTTACGGCATCACCGCCCGCCGACATCAAAGCAAGCATACCCGGGCCGCCCCTTGCTCCGAAAATCTTCATTGCTTGCGAGGTGTCCATTCCCGCATCTCTTAACCTGTCAAGAATTGATGCGAAATCGTTGGTTGCCGGATTCACGTCTTCTACGGCTATGCCGAGTTCTTCAAAGACTCCGAGCGCCGCCGTTGACGGGTTCATAAGAGATACGAATGCTTGTCGAAGCGAAGTTCCTGCCGTACTTCCGTCATAGCCTGCATCGTATAACACAGACAGTGCGCCGACCGTTTCTTCAATCGTATAGCCAAGGCTGTTTGCCACAGGACCGACATATCCCATTGAGTTTGCAAGTTTATCCATCGATGCCATAGAATCACCGATTGCCGCCGCAAACACGTTGGTTACTCGCTCCGCTTGATTTGCTTCCAAGCCGAACTGGTTCAAGGTCGAAATAACGGTTTCGGTCGTAAATGCCAAGTCGCTCTGCGTTGCCGATGCAAGGTTCAGGGTTGCCTCGATGGAGTCAGCCATCTGGTCTACCTTGTAACCTGCCGATGCCATATAGTACAAAGCGTCCGCTGCGTCCGATGCCGAGAAAACCGTCTTCGCACCCATTTCACGGGCTATTGAGGTCATTCTTGCAAGTTCTTCGCTTGTCGCGCCTGCGACAGATGCCGCATTTGCCATTGATTGCTCGAACTGTTGCGACACCATGACCGACTTCGTACCGAGTGCCACAAGCGGAGCCGTAACAGTTGCCGAGAGTTTTGTTCCTGCTTTCGTCAGGCTTGCCGACACCTTTTGTATCTTCTTTTGGGCATTGTCTAACCCTTTCGAGAGCGAGGATATGTCCGCCGCTATCTTTACCACAAGGTTTCTTATAACCGCCAACTGTCCTCACCCCCTATTTGATTATTACCCCTTGCTCTGCCGCCATTGCTTTGAGTACGGCATCACCCGCCGAGTTCGTTTTTTTCGGTTTCTTCCTTATATCTTTCAATACCTTTGAAAGGCTCGGCAACTTCTTTTGTCTTGCAAAGGCTTCCATATGCCACGCAAGCGTGATGTTGTCCTCGAACAGTCGAGTTTCCCGCTCTCGCTTTTGCTTTGCAAGGAGCATTACTTCATACGGAGTGTAATTGCCGATTCGTAAGGGATCTATGTCAAAGAACACGACTGCCTTTTCGCAAAACTCGGAAAGGTCAAAAGCAGTCTCACTTATTCCCCCTGTTTACCTTCTGCCTTGCCGAATGCAAGCGTAAAGGCTTCGCCGAGTTTGTCCGCAATCTCGGTGATGTTTGAATACTCGTCAATAAGGTTACCGACCTTTTCGAGCGTAAGGGTTTTGTCTTCGTGGCAAAGCCCCGCATACACGATAATGAGCAAGTCTTTGATGCCCACGTGCGAAAGGTCAAGCGCTGTAATGTTCTTGCCCGTAAGGTCTTCCACCTTGACGAGTGCATTGATGCCGTATCTCAATGTTCTGGGTTTATCCAGATTGATGGTTACTCCATTCTTCATTCTTACTCTCCTTTATGAAAACTCAATTCGCCCGTACCCGTGAGTTCAAGGCTGATACTGACCACGTCATCCACCGGGTCTTCGATTGACAAACTGCTGATATATGCCGTTCCCTGATAGTGGTTCGCATTATCCACATACAGCTTTACGATTACGGTCGTTCCTGCAAGATACGCTTCTTGCAATGCCGCTTGACCTTGGGTGTCGGTCGGAACTTCGTAATCGCCTTCCGAACTTGCCGTCCACTCTTTCAATCCCGTGATGTAGTTTTTCCAGTCATCGCCGAGAGCGGTCGTTTCCAAAGTTTCAAGTGACAGTTCAAGCGACCAGTTCTTGATTGCGGCTACCTTTTGGTTTCCGCTCTCGCCGATAATCACTTTTCCGTTTTTACCTGCTACTGCCATATAGTCCTCCTATTTTTCATTGTAATAAAACTCGAACTCGATGCTCGACAGGTACTCTTCCGTATTGAATTTCAATGCGGTGTTCCCGTTGTACTCGTAGTCCGTTTTAATGAAAACGGCTTGGATTTCCAAGCCGCACATATTTCCGTGAAAGTCTTGAAAGGCACGCTTTACCATTCTCGACAATTCTCTTGCTTTCTTGAACGTCCTGTCATGGCACACGAACTGCATCGTCTGCCTGACAAACCCCGTATCGCCTTGCAGAGCCGAATCGTAGTTGGCAAGCACAGGCGAATAAACGATTGCCGGGAGTGGCGCGTCTTCTGGGAGCATTATGGGGAATATCTTATTCCCCACACGTTCTCTTATCTGTTCGTTTTTGCTTAAATACGCATATATTGCTTGGCAGATGTCCGTCATAGTTTTCTCCCCACCGCATTCGAGATTGCTTTCACGATCTCATCGTTTATCTTGTCGATGTTCCCGTCAACGGCATTTCGTAGAAACGGGTTGGCAGGTCTTCCCCTTGCGCCGAGTTCTACGAACGTGCCGTATCGGAGCGATTTGTCATAGTCTACCGACACGGTCGCTTTAGTTTCCGTGGCTTTGCCTTCGTTGAGTTTGAGACTCGCTTTCAGCGTTCCCGTATCCACGGGACAGTTTTTCCTTGCATCGTCAAGCGCAATCTTGCCGCCTGCCTTTGCTCCCGTCATAAGTACAGATGACGCGGCATCTTCCATTGCTCGGATATCTTTCACGAGTTTTTCTGCGCCTTCCACTTTCGTTTTAACCTTCCGTTGCTTTGCGCTGTAACCCATCGTTCACGATCTCCTTGCAATTGAGTATTGTGGCTTTATGCCCCGTTTTATCGTCCGAAACTCCGATTATTTCATATAACGAGTTTCCGTACCTAACGCGATTTAGAACGGTCACGTTAGTCGTGTATCGGAGCGTTATCTTCACCACCGTTTCCGCTGAAACTTGTTGCGCCGTGTAATACTCCGTACCGCTCACAGGCTCGATACTCGCCCACCTTACGTCCGTTGTCACCCATGTTCCTTCTTGTCCACCGAAATCGTCTCGCTCCCACACGAAGGTCAAGATTTCCACCTTTCGGTTCAATCTTCCTATATCCATCAGAACCTCTCTTTCCTGTAAGCAAACAGCATTCGCCTGACAAGGTCAAGGGTTTCGGATATATCGATACCCGTCTTATCCTTTGAGATTTGCCTTTCTTCGTAAAGCGTGGCTACGACTATGAGCATTGCTTGCCGCACGGTTTCAGGAAGAGGTTCGATTTCCGCAAGCGGTCTTCGAAGCACGTCTTCCGTCAGTTCCCGCGCCGCTACTATAAGCGAGGCTATGAGATTTTCCTCGTCATCGCCGTCAACTCTCAAAAACTCTTTGGCTTCTTGAAGAGTAATCATACTCATACCTCCCTATTGTTTTTGGTTTACGCGCCCCTCTTTGCAAGAGTGACAAACGGCGAAACGGTCGCGCTACCCTTGTAAGGAGTGAGCGGTTTCGTCCAGATAGGTTTGCCGTCAACCCTGTAGATGAAACGGAACACGTTTTCATCGTAAAGGAATCTGACGTGAATGGAACTTGCCGACTTAATGCCGCCCTTATCAATGAGAAGGTACTGACCGATATCCGCAAGGATAATGTCTCCGACTTCGCCTGCGGCACTGCACTGTTCGATAGGCACGACAGGTCTGCCGAAGAGCGTGCCGTAGGGTTTCTCCGAAAGACCGCCTGCCGGAATATACACGGGTTTATCTCCGATTTTGAGCGTGTAAAGGTAAGGTTCAAGCTCTTGGTTGATATACCACACCGCATTCGATCTGGAACGAGACCACAGTCTGTTCCACATCTTGATGAGGTTCTCCACGGTGATTGTATCCGTCTGGCTTGCTTCTTTCGCCACGGTCACGATTGCACCGCTGTTGAGAATGCCGAGCGGTTCGCCCTCGCCGCTACCCGAAAGGATGGCATCGTCAATCTTGAACCCGAACTCTTCTGCGAATGCCTGACGAATAACGGCTTCGAGTGCCGCCGCGTCCTGCAAGAGTTCATCGGTCGCATAGCAAAGCCCCGTGAGTTTTTTAAGCGACAGTTCCATCTGCCTGAACTTGGGTTTGCTTGCGGTGAGTTCGTCTGCCTCGCCTTCCCAGTAGGTCTGTACACCGCCCCAACGAGAGCCGTTTGCACGACTGTCTTCGTCAATAGCATTGATTTTCATTCCGTTTGCGTTGGTGCTGATAGGAATCTTTTTGACCTTGCTTGCGAGAATACCCGTTTCATAGGTTCTCTTCAAGAGTTCGGTCACGAAATCCTGCTGTACAAGGAAACCGCCGTCCGAGGGAGTGGTTTCGTTAAGACCGCTTGCCGCTCTCGTGGAAAGTCTCTCGTCCACCTTACCGCCCGGCATTGCCGCTCTATATGCCGCCATGAGCTGTTCTCCGAAAGACGAAAATCTTTTTTCGGTGTCCTTGGCGGGAGTGGGTTTTACTTCGGGTTTCTCGGTCGAATGGTCTTCGGGTTCGATAGCGAGAAGTTTTTCCGCTCTGCCGATACTCTCATCCCACGCACGAATTTCCTCTTCATACTTGTCGATGTCCTTCTGCTCTTCTTCGGAGAGGAAACGATCTTCGGCTTCCGCCTTGTTAAGCACAGCCATAGCCTTGAGTCTTGCGTCCTCTCTCTTTGCTTTCATTTCGAGAATTTTCTTCATATTCATCTGTTTTCCTCCGATTAAATGATTTTGAATTTTGCTTGCAGGTTCTTGAGTTTTTCCTGCTGTTTCGCCTTTTTAACTGCGTTTTCCGTTTCTTCCGCTACTTTGCGTTGCTCGGTCTTATACACGTCATATTCTTGCATTGCGCGAACACCGACATCGGTTGCCGTGTATGCCGGAAACGTTACGGGCGAGACGTCAAACAAGCGAACTTTCTTGAGTTCTCTCGTATCGATTCCGTCCTTGGATGACCACTCATCGTCTTCCACTACAAACCCGATTGACATCTGCGAAATGTCCCCACGGCGGATGCTCGTGGTGATGTCCCTTGCCCAACTCGTATCCGGTGGAGTAATGCGTACACGGAGTCCCACATCGTCTTCTACAAGTTCGAGCGTTCCCGCTCTGTTTCTGCCGAGTACATAGTTTGGATCGTGATTGAACAAAGCGCGGATATCATCTCTGCCGATGCTCTCCGCAAACGCGCCCTTTCTCACTTTCTCTTTGAAAGGAAAAATACCACCCAAGGTTTCAGACCACGAATCGAAAACAGCGGCGTGTCCTTCAATGCACGTTCCGCCGTCACTTTCGTTTATTCTTATTTCCTTTAGCGGGAGCATTCGGAGTTCCTTTTTGTTCGTTTTCTTCTCCATCGCTACCTCCTTCGTCTAGATTGTTTTGTTTGTTCTGCTGTCCGACCTGTGCCGACATCATCGAGCCGTTGACGAGGTAATCGTCACCGCCCTGTTCTGCCGGGACAAGACTCATATCTTCAAGCCGCCTTATATCATTGATAGACAACCACCCGTTTTGCCGCCCTATGGAATAGCCTTCCATTCGGGATTTGTAGTCACCACGCAATAGTCCGTCCACATTGAACTTGGCGAAATACAAAAGCCGTTCTTTCTCGTCAAGGAGTGAACGGCTTATCTCTTGCTCCCACCTTACAAGCCACGGCCGTATGGTGTGCCGAACAAACTCTATGGATTGATGTTCTATGTTGGAAAAGGTTGCCCTTTCAAGGTCTCCGACAAGGTGCGGCGGAACACGGAAGATACGGCATATCTCGTTCACTTGGTACTTTCTCGTCTCCAAGAACTGTGCGTCTTCTGGTGCAATGCCTATAGTGTGGTATTTCATGCCTTCTTCAAGAACCGCCACCTTATGGCTGTTCCGTGTTCCCTGATACACTTGATTCCAAGACTGTCGGAGTTTTTCGGGATCTTTGAGCGTGCCGGGGTGTTCCAACACCCCGCCCGGTCTTGCTCCGTTGCCGAAGAACTTCGCGCCGTACTCTTCCGTTGCCAAGGCGAGTCCAACCGCCTCTCTTGCTTGCGCTATGGGACTTAAGCCTTTAACTCCGTCTATGGACATGGCTTTGATGTGGAAGATTTGGTCAGGGTGATAGACATAGGTTTTGTTGATTATTTCGTCAGAATAGGTGTACTTAATCTTGCCCGTGGTGCTGTCGCGTTCCACTACCATTTGATTCGGCTTTAAGTACCACAGTTCGGTCGTATGACCTTGTTTTCGGATGATTCTTGCGTATGCGTTACCCCACAAAAGGAGCGATGTCATCATCGTTTCCCTAAACTCGAAACTCGTCATCTCTTCGTTCGGGAACTCATAAAGGCAAGAAAAAAGCGGATGTTGCTCCGCCATTTCGTTTTTGCCGTTCTTCCCCTTTTTGTATAGGTGTAGCGGTAAACTCGCTATTGTCTCAGCCAAGATCTTCACGCAAGCATAAACGGCGGAAGTTTGCATCGCACGCATTTCGTCCACATTGATACCGCTGTTGCTGTTGCCGATAAAGTCGACATCTACACCCCTGATGAACTCTTGCATTTCCTTTGACGGTGCGGTTCGTTTTTCTTTTTTAGGAGCGTCTCTGCTCCGTCCGAATATTCCCATTTTACCTCCATAAATGCCGAACACCGCCTTTGTTTTGGCGGTGTCCTTGCTTGGTTTTTCTATGTTATACGATTGCGGTGTATCTCGGATAGGAGAACCCCTCGCTATTGATTAGGATTTTGTAGTTTCTGTCCTTGCATTGGAGTGCTATCATGTGCCACACCCCGTCTTCGTCTATTCTCATAAGATCTTTATTTTCCTGTACCCATTTGCAGTCTTCGAATAGGTCGTTCGCTACCTTATCGAACTCGGTTGTGGTCAGATGGATTGTTTTCTCCACCTTGACTTCCGCTTTCGGCATTTCCTTGCCGTGCATGTATTTGTATTCTGCTACTGCATCGTGCCAATCCTTTATGTTTGCTACCTTTCTCACGATTGTTGCTTTCATCTCTGCCACCCCTTATTTGTTCGTTTTGGCGGCTTTCCTGCCGAGTTCGTAGGCTTCTTCGAGCATTGCCTTTATGCTCCACACACTCATTTCGATGAAGTCTTCGCTGTCGCTGTTTCGGGTTTCGAGGTCACCTCTTTCTTCGATGCTGTATGAGTTCTTTTTTGCGATTTCGATGAGTTGTTTTTTCATTGTTTCTCCCTCCGTTATGCTACTGCAAGGTATCCGTTTTCGTCTTCCGTGTAGACGAGCTTGATGCCATTTCTTTTCGCGTATGCCACCAGCACTTCGATTGCCGTTCTGTAGTCTTCGACCGCATCCGTGTATCTTACTTTTTTGTAGTGGTTATGGTCTCTTACGAGTGCGTTGAGTTTGTTTTTGCAGTAGTTGCGGATTTCCTTTTTCGTTTCCATTTTATGCTCCTTTCGGCTGTTGCCCTTGCTTTGTTTTTGTACCTACAATATACCGTAAACAACCGAAAGAGCCCAGCGAAAACGCGCTAAAACACAAAGAATTAACAAAGAAAATCAAGCCTTTTAATCGTAGATTTCGACACCATCACGGATATGCTTGACCTGCACCGCCGGGCAGAGTTCCTTGTAGCGTCTGACTATGACATCGCAATACTTCGGTTCGAGTTCTATGGCACAGCACTTGCGGTTCAGTTGCTCCGCCGCCACCAAGGTCGAACCGCTACCGCCGAATGGTTCAAACACGGTATCCCCTTCGTGGCTGCTGTTGTAGATGAGTTTGGCACAAAGGGTTATCGGCTTCATTGTCGGATGATCGGCGGACTTGGACGGCTTATTGTCGAGAATGACCGAAGTCGGTTGCTCGAACAGTTTATCGATAAAGTCCACAAGGTCGGCTTTGCTCATTTTCCTTGCATTTAGCCTTACGTCTTCATAGACCGTTGAGAGCGTTCTGTCGTTGATGAAGTAATGCCCGGCACCCTCTTTCCATCCGTATAGGATAGGCTCGTGTATCCACTGATAGTCCTGCCTGCCAAGCGTAAAGTGGTTCTTATACCACACAAGGGTTTGCGCGTATTTGAAACCCGCATTCACCATTGCCTTGATGAAGTTTACAGATTCTTTCGTGCTGTGGAACACATACACTGGCGCACCTTTTTTCAGGTTTGCTTCCGCTGCCTTGTAAAAACTCAAAAGAAACTGGTAGAACTCGTCTTCGGATAGGTTGTCGTTTGCGATATTTCTATCTTTCCCGTTTATCGTTCCGCCGTAGTCCACGTTATATGGCGGATCGGTTACCATAAGGTCGGCATACCTATCTTCCAGAACCTTTGCCACATCCTCTTTTTGGGTGCAGTCACCGCAAAGCAGTCGGTGAGCCCCAAGTATCCACAGGTCACCGCGTTTGGTCTTCGGTTCGGCAATCTCTTCTATGGCTGTTTCGGCATCGAAATCGTCTTCGTGGACATTCTCCATACTGCCGCTACCAAACAGTTCCTGTGCTTCAGCAAGGTCAAAACCCGTGAGCGTGATATCATAACCGCTCCCGTCAAGGTCTTTCAAAAGGTTTGCCAATAGGTCGTTATCCCACTCGCCGCTGATTTTGTTCAATGCGATGTTGAGTGCTTTTTCCTTCTTTTCGTCAAGGTCAACCACTACGCAGTCAACCTCTTCATAGCCAAGGTCTTTCATTACCTTTAGTCTTTGGTGACCGCCGACAACCGTTCCCGTTCGCTTGTTCCATATAATGGGTTCGACATAACCGAACTCTTGAATACTGCGCTTGAGTTTCTCGTACTCGGTATCGCCCGGTCGCAAGTCCTTACGAGGATTGTACTCGGCGGCTTTGAGTTCGTCCACCTTTCTTCTCTCTATTTTCATTCATTCCTCCTGTTTTGGGTATGAAAAAACCGCACTCGGTTTGAGTACGGTTTACCATGTTACTATCTTCTTGTCAGTCATAATACTGTTTCATCTCTTGGAGATACTCCATATATCGACACAAAAAATCGAAGACAAAATCCAACATTGTTGCGACATATGATAATTGCTCTTTTAATAGTTCCATGTCTACAACAACATTTTCAGACGATGCAGTATAAAACATGTCTTCTTTCTTCGAATTAATTGGATATCTCGCAAATGCCATATCATCTGTCTTTTCAAAAATATTGTCTATGAATCGCTTAACAAGTTTTATTGCTGTTATAGATTCACTAATCTCATTACTATTATCTTTTTCCTTAAATTCTTTAAACAGTTTTAATGTCACATCCGACAACTGTTTTATATTGTGTCCACCCTCAATTTTTGCCTCATCGTGTAAAATAATGCTTAAGTAATCGTTTATGGCTTTAAGAGATAATTCCACTGCATGAACAATGTCAAAAAGAATAGGAAAAATAAATAGATCCGCTTTCTTATCGGAGTTATCTTCTAAGCATTTTTCTATAAGTATATCGGCTGTTTCAAAGTATCCTTCTGCCAAAGTCCAAAAACTCATCCCATCATCTTTTGATATCCTCCAATTCATATAAGATGTAGTATTGATTGTACGTCCTTGGCAAAAAAATGATTTCATTTTTTTCGATAATTCTTGAATCTTTGTATAATCTACTCTTTCAAAAAACATTTTTTATTCCTTATATACGATTATACTTTCTCAATACATCGAATCTTATATCTTCTATATTTTTCGAAAGCTTTTCAAGTCGATTGTGGTCATTTTCAAGTCTACGCGCTTGTTTTATAAAAGCATCTTCCCATTCTCGCCCTTGCTTATAAACAAACATTACATATCCTTTATGTGCCCAGTGATTTCGAATTTCCGTTATCTGTGACAGAAGGTCATAATCTTCTTCGCTAAAATATGGATCTTCGCTTATATCCAATCTTTTCAATTTTCCAAGAACATTTCCTAAAGTTGACTTGCTCCTTTCCAGTTCATCAAATGTTTTGTGATGATCACCCTTCAGCATTGCAGAGTAAATCCAACGAATATCATTTTCAATGCACTGGCAGTATTCAATTGTTTCGCCAACATATTCATGAAACTCACTAATATTGTTTATGTACATTGATTATCCCCCCCCCATATCTACTTCTTTCGCTTTTCCTCGTAAGACTCTTTCAGTCTGTCTATTGCCATTTCTACACTCATTGTGTGATATGGGAAATAGGTTATCCGCATCGTCTTTGCGGGCGCTTGCTTGTAAATCTCTTTACTGCTTTCACCCGTATAATAATGCCATCTGCGATAAACATACCCCGTCCAATACATCGTTTCTCGGTCGTATGTCTCACCGCCCGTTTTCAACTTATCTTTGAGTTCGTCAAGAATACGCTCCATAATGTACTCTTTGCCTGCCCATTGCATATGGTTGAATTCCGAGTCAAGGTCGCTCGCTATGTCTGACAGCATAAAAGCCTTTATAAAGGTTTCACTATCCAAACCTTTTTCGATAGACATCTCGAACAATTGCCCTTGCATATCCGAAAGTGCAGATTGTAAACTGTCGCTCATATCACTCACCTCTCAAGATTTCGTCGAAGAATTTTCCTTCTCTACGATATTTCAGCAGTATCTCTTCCGTAAGGTCTATTCCCTCTTGTCTTCTGACAATACTCTTATCTCGGAGTATTGTCAATTCAAGGGATGTCAATTCTTTCTTGTCTACGATTTCGAGTTGGTCGCACGCTTTTGCTGTTTTACAAACATACTGACGACCAAGGTCTAATGCCGAAAGACTATGAATTAGTGCCACATCGGTTATTTCCTTTTCGAAAAAACTCTTCATCACTCGATACATACGATCGTTGGCGATATAGCCGAGTATCACATCGTATCCGTCAGCCAACCTTTCGTACTTCTTGTAGATCTCACTCCCTTTTACTTCGTCCATATACCCGCGATAATAAGCAATCAGCATTGCCCATTCGAGGTTCATTTCGACTTTCAAGACTTTTAGTCCTGTTAGGTCGAGTTTCATCGTGTAAAGGATCGGGTTGTCTTCATCGCATATTAAGGTTAAAGGCTGTGCTGGGTCAGTACCGAGATAGAACCCTTTTCCGAAGTCGCACGACTCACGGCTTATCGGTTTGATCTTGCCCGTGATTCCTTTCTTGGAGCCGTGATAAACAATCAACCTGTTATCGTCCGCATCGCGCTTTACCTGCTTTGCAATGTAGTCGAATAGGTCGATATTGTTCTTCTTGCAAAACTCGAACAACTGCGTTTGCGCCATCTTGTTCGGCTGCGTTTTTCCATTTTCCCACCGATTGATAGACAATGCTGTCGTTCCGAGAGCCTTTGCAAACTGCTCTTGGTTCATTTCTGCGCTTTGTCTTATGGCTTTTATAAGTTTATCCATAGCAATCACCTATCACTTGTTGTTTTCTATATTATATCAAATGATAGCATAATTGTCAATAGTTTATTCCGCCATCGACTCGATTTGCGATATGATTTGCTTTGTTTTTCTCTTTTTTCGGCACTTCAATGAGAAATATTTTCTCACTTTCTTCTATTTGAATGAGAAAATGGCACTTTTTTCTGACTCCGAAGGTGTCATTTTGGCACTTTTTGCAGTCTCGCATAGTGCCAATTCTTATATCACAATGATTCCGCGTTCGTTATATACGCTATCAGTCGAGCCTTCGTTTCGAATTGCTCGGTCAAGTGCCATAACCGTTGCCACCGCTCCGTCTATTCGCTCGGTGGACTTTTCTTTGTCCATCTTGATGTTTCCTGCCGGGTCGGTTCGGACATACACATTATCCATCATCCATCGGAGCGGAACATTCCCGCCGTGCGCTATCTTCTGCTCCAACACGAGTTTCATCAATTCCTTTGTCGGCGGACTCATATCCTTAAAACCCTGACCGAATGGAACGACTGTGAACCCCATTCCTTCCAAGTTTTGAACCATTTGCACCGCTCCCCACCTATCGAACGCAATCTCTTTGATGTGATATTTCGTGCCGAGTTCTTCGATGAAGTTCTCAATGTATCCGTAGTGGATGACGTTGCCTTCCGTGGCGATTACCTGTCCACGACCGAGCCAAGTATCGTATGGAACGTGGTCGAGTCTTACTCGCAAATCTATCGTGTCTTCTGGTATCCAAAAGTACGGAAGAACGCTGTATTTATCGTCATCGGCTGTCGGTGGAAACACCAACACAAATGCCGTTATGTCGGTGCTTGACGAAAGGTCAAGTCCGCCGTAGCACTCTCTGCCGAGAAGTTTCTCCGCATTTACCGCAAAATCGCATTTATCCCAAGCGTCCATCGGCATCCACCTTACGTTCTGTTTTACCCATTGATTGAGTCGCAGTTGCCTGAACAAGTTCTCTTCCGCAGGGTTCTCTTTTGCCGAGTTAAATGCCGTTTTCAGTTTATCTATATCGACCGTAACTCCAAGAGACGGGTTGGCTTTGTACCACACCTTTTCATCTCCCCAATCGTCATCGTCTTCCGCTCCGTATATGACAGGATAGAATGATTTGTCGTGCTTTCGTCCTTCTATGATGTCTTTGGCTTTGGAATGGACTTCCCAACATATCGAGTTGCGATCCGTCCCAGCTGTCGTTATCAAGAAGAAAAGCGGTTGCTTTCGTGCGTCACCGGAGCCGTGTAGCATTACGTCGTATAATGCTCGGTTTGGCTGTGCGTGTAGCTCATCGAATATAACTCCGTGAACATTGAGTCCGTGTTTGGTATAGGACTCTGCCGAAAGCACCTGATAGAACGAGTTAAGTGGTAAATACACAAGCCGCTTTTGCGAAATTATCGGTTTGATTCGCTTTTTCAATGCCGGGCATTGCTCTACCATCTGACAAGCAACATCGAACACAATCGATGCCTGTTGTCTGTCGGCTGCACAACCATATACTTCAGCACCCCACTCGCCGTCACCCGCAAGGAGATAAAGTGCGACAGCGGCGGCGAGTTCGGACTTGCCTTGTTTCTTCGGTATTTCAACATAGGCTGTGTTGTATTGTCGGTATCCGTTTGGCTTTACGGTCCCGAACACGTCCGATATAATCTTGGTTTGCCACGGCAACAAGTCGAAGTTTTTGCCGTGCCATTCCCCTTTGGTGTGCTTGAGCATATTGATGAAAGTGATTGCCCTTTGTGCAAGGTCAGGGTTGAATAGTTCGCCATTTGGTTTTGTAATTATCTTACTCTCTCCCATTCAACCTCCATAAACGACAAGAAGAGAGACATCTCTATCTCTCTTCTTGAACACACAGTATATTATCTTTATTGTTTCTTTTTTCGCATTTCCGTATCTTCCAAGGCTCCTTTTAGGTATTGTGGATCAAGTCCGCAGTCGTGATACCCTTCTTCTATCGTCCTGTAGTACGATGCGTTGGGGTAATCGGGCAAGCCTCGGTTCATAATGTACACCATTGCGGTGACTTCCGTTCCGTCCGACATCGTCACTTGAATGTCTTCCTTGCGATAAAGGTTCGGATACCCTTCGTATCTGTCGAGTGCGGCCTCGTCTCTCGGTTGTATTTCCCATACTCCAACGGGTACTTCCTTGCCGATCTCTGGCTCTATTGTTGCCACACATCGAAATGTCAGTTGGTAGCCCTTTATCGTACCGATACCGAACACCTTGGCGGTCGGACACCTACGAGCCATTTGCCGCAAGTTTAGGTTGCTGCCATAAGCTACATAAAGTCTTTTTTTCATAGATTTTATCTCCTTGTATTTCATAGGGTGGCTTATGCGGCCACCCTGTTAGGTCTTCCGTTCTTGAAGGCGATGTCTCCGTCAAGGCTTTCGAGCAGGAACTGTCTTGCCGTTTTGAACTCATCGCCTATCATTCCCATGCGGAGTAGCCATGTCCGCATCGTGTATTTTTCGTTCGTGCTTGCGGTCTTCCTTGCGCTTGCCGCATTTTGGGTCAGTGCTTGGTGACTGATTGCAAGGCACAGTTGTATGTAGGTCTTTATCTTACCTGCGTGGGTTGTTCCGTTGAAGCATCTGAACTCTATGCCTTTGCCTTGCCATAGGCTATGCAGGTTGAGTGCGTGGTAGCGACTGATATCGTAGTGGGTCGTTCTTCTCGATGCTCCGTTGTACCATAATCTTTCGATGCCCGATTCGGTTGTCGGTTTTCTGCGGTTCAGGGTTGCTACGAACCCCTCCTCCGTCTTCTTGCACCATCTGTCCGCGCGATTTTGGCTTACTCCCAAGGCTTTGAAGAGTATGTCTTCTTTCGCCGTCATGATGTTTACAAGGTTTCGTAGTGTCTTTGCCGTGTGATTCGTTGCATCTACGTGTACATGGATTCCGCAGCTCGCGTTCGCTATCGCTCCGTTCTTGCGGAGCAGTCTCACGATCTCTTGTAGGGTTTCGATGTCATCCCATCCGAGTATCGGTGTTACGAGTTCGCATTTGTATTCATCGCTCAAGCGGTTGTCGTTTTTGTCTCTTGCATCGATGCTGCTGTCGTACATCGCCGTCCATTTTCTGCCGTCTCTATCGCGCACCGAGTATTTATTGTACCCTGTGCCTTCATAGGTTGACGTTGTTTCGAAGTAGTCAGCGATAACTTTTGCCGCGTCTCTTCTCGTGATGCCCGTGAGCTCGATTTCGACTCCGAATTTTTGGTTTTTCATACTGTGTGTTCTCCTTTTTTGGTGTGCTTTCCGCACCCCTGTTTTGTAACACAACAATACCGTAAAGGTTTGAAAGAGCCCAGCGAAAACGCGCCGAAACACAAAGAATTAACAAAGAATTTTGCGATTATTTTTATGGACTTTTAGAACGCTCCGTCAAGGTCGATAAGGTCTACCGTTTTGCGGATTTCGGCAAGCGCCGCCGTGTAACTTCCGCAGTTTTGCACCCTCTCCCACATATCGTTGTAGTCGCTGATTCGTCTCGCCTTGCGGAGTGCGTCCCTTGCTTTTCCGATAATGAAGTAAATGTTCCCTTCCGGACCTTGACTATGGATTTCAACCCTTGGTTTGTTCATAGTTGTCACCTCCTATCAAGTCAAACAAAATACCGTAAAGGCGATCGAAAGTCCAGTATATAATTTGTCAATTTCGAAACTTTTCCCGCATTTTGCGAATTCGCCTTGAAACCTGTGCTTGACTCATCCCCACAATTTCACCGATTTCTCTTTGTCTCTTTCCTTGACGTATCTCTCGAAGTATTCTTTGGTCTTTCGGAGTTTGTTTTTCCTCGAACTCTTTTAGCATAATTCGAGTGATGATTTCATCTTCGCTCTGGCTTTCGTCTTCTATGACGTCGGCAAGAGTAAGTACGCTGTCTTCGGCGTCCCTGCCTATTACCATGTTCAGAGATACTTCGTGCGGATAGTGTTTGCTCGTTTTTCGGATAAACATCAGCATTGCGTTCCGTATGCACATAGCCGCGTATGTACTGAATCGGACACCCCTGCTTTCGTCAAAGGTGTCCGCCGCCTTGCATAGTCCGAGCATTCCCTCGGAGATGATGTCTTCCTTGTAGTTTTCCTTTATGGGACCATCACCGATTTTTCCGTACATATGGTAGACGAGTCGCATATTGTCCGTGATGAGCTTATCCCTTGTTGACGGCATCGTTTAGTTCCTCCGCTTTATCTACGAGTTCCCAAGCAAGGAAGTCTTTTCCGAAATGTCCGCCAACTGCCGTCTGTGCATAAACGGGTTTCTTAAGGTCGAGTTTCTCAATCGTTCCCGCCACCGAAAGGTCAAATACCTTCTCGATTGCTTTCTTGATGAGAACCTCGCTGACCGTTCCCGTGTAGAATGTATTGACGTCAATACTTGTTGGTTTAGGAACACCGATAGCATAAGAAAGCGCGACTTCGCACTTCTCTGCAAGGTTCGATGCAACGACGTTCTTTGCAATGTACCTTGCAAGATATGCACCGCTTCTATCGACCTTACTTGCGTCCTTACCGCTCATCGCTCCACCGCCGTTATGAGCGATTCCGCCATAGGTATCTACCATCAGTTTTCGCCCGGTCAGTCCCGTGTCCGCAACGAACCCGCCGATTACGAATCGACCTGACGGATTGACAAGGATTTCGGCCTTGGAAATGTCGTACTCCGCAAAAACGGGAGCAATCACTTTTTCCTTAATCTCCGCCGTCAGTTCATCGAGCGGTTTGTCTTCTCGGTGCTGTGCCGACACAACGATGGACACGATTCGAGAGAACCTGTCCCCGTCATACGCGACCGACACCTGACTCTTCCCATCGGGCAAAAGTCCCGCTATAACACCATTAACGCGACATTCGGTGAGTCTATCGGTCAATCGATGAGCAAGTTCAACCGGGAGCGGCATATAGTTTAAGGTTTCGCTTGACGCATAACCATAGACGATACCTTGGTCTCCTGCCCCCTGTTCTTTCTTGCCGACTGCCCCCGCAATGTCCGCGCTCTGCTTATGAATGCGGACTTCGTATTCGATGTCGTTTGCATTGTAGCCGACTTCGGCAATCACACATCTGGCGATGTACTCGTAGTCGACTTTCGCCTTGGTCGTAATCTCCCCGGCAATAAAGCATTTGTTATGGGCAAGCATTACTTCGCAAGCCACTCTGCTGTTTTCGTCCTGTTCCAGACACGCATCGAGAATGCTGTCCGCAATAAGGTCTGCGAGTTTGTCGGGGTGACCGCAAGTCACCGACTCCGCCGTGTAAATATGTTTAATCATTGATTTGTCCTCCATCATCCCCCAACGGAAAGTTCTATCCATTGGGACTTTTGCTTGTTCTTCTAATTGAAATCTTCGCTCATAGTCGTGAACCGTGCGTCCGTTCCCCTTGAATGAAATCGGGCTGTCCAAGTCCCATTCCAATAATTTTACCCACAGTTTCGGGTACTGTTTTCGCAGCAAGCGTAGCTGCGCCGTAGATTGGTTATGGCAAAACCAACACCCGCCTCGAAGCGATGTTTCGTAGGTCGGACTTAATAGTCCGTTCTCTTCGCACCATTCTCGACACATCTTTTCCGTCCACCCGTATTCCACGAGCGGACTTCTTTTTGTTTCGGTCAGGTTATGAAATCGTTTGGGTTCGTCTATTGCTATTCCGATATACACAATCGCATTTCTCTGCACCTTTTGAAGCACGGACTGTTTTAGCCGTCCCGTACACCAATTCCCCTTTTGCATTGGAAAACCATATATTTTTCCCGCATATAGACTCTTTTCCCCGTTACTTACAGAATAAAAGTAGTCTTCGTAGGACTTTGGCGATGAGATATGCTCAACTCGGATTCCATACTTTTCATAGATGATTTTGTCTGCTTTTTCTTTGAAAGCAACCATTGGCGGAAGATCCGCGTGTATCGTATCCGTTGCCATTATCTCCACGTGGACAATTCTATCGAGCGGAAGACTGTATCTGTGTATGACTTCGAGCATTGCAAGGCTGTCCTTGCCGTAACTAATGCTTGCTATATACTCCATTACTCGATTTCGCCTAAAAATAAAGCCTTGAAGATTGACTCCAAGACTTGAACCACTATTCCGTTGCCCGCTTGCCTGTATTGCTGCGTTCCGCTTATCTTTGCCGCAACGATTTTGTCTATCTGTTCGTCTTTCCACCCCATAAGGCGAAGACACTCTCTCGGTGTGAGCTTGCGGATTCTCACATTCTCGGTGATCACCGCGTTTCCGTCACCGCAAGTCAAGGTATGCGCTACTCCGTTACCCACTCGACCACGCTTGGTCTTGCTGCCGGGATATGTAATGTTGACATAATCGCCGGGGTTGGCTTCTTCGTAGCCTTTCTTGTTAGCCACATTCACCTTGATAGGAGTTTCGAGTTTTAACACAGCAGAACTCCCGGACGGAGAGCTGCATTGCCCTGTAAGCGTTGGGGCAACATCCTTTATCTCGGTCTTGTTGTATGCCACGAACATCTCCGGGACATACCCTTTTTCTTCGATAAATTCGTTATATCTTCGGCTTACATAGTCCTGTTTGTCTTCTTCAATCACAAGATTGTCCTTTTGAACCGTGGTCAAAGCATTACAAAGACCTTTTTCGTTGATTTCAAGTCTCTGTTCGGTCGGCACTCCCGCCGTTCTGTCGGACGGATCTTCGGGGTTTCTTCCACGCATCGCCCCAACAACGGGAAGAATTGCTGTCTTAAACCCTTCCGGTCGAGTAGTAAGAGTCGGACACACTCCGCTCTTGTTCACTTTCTTATTGAACGCGTCTATCGTATCGCCCACTTCGCACTCGTTCTCTTTCAGCGTTTCGAATGCTTGCTTATAAAAACGTTCTTTCGGCTCGGCCGTGTCGATGATGATAGGAGTTTGACCGCCGCCTTTGCCCATCGCTTCAGTAAGCGTTGGACTAATGCCGTCCGTTCTCGGCGTCTGGTGCTTTTGCAAGCCGCCAAGCACGAAGTCTTCGGCTATTTTCAGTTCGGTGTTGCCACCCTGCTGACAATGCACGGCATTGCGGTCCGCGCCAATCTCTTGCAAGAAGTGTGTTTGCGAGCCCGTCACCGGGGCGAATACTGTCTCTTCGGCTGTTAAATGTCGAACGAAGTATGCTCCGTATTGTGCTTTCCTTGAGATAGAACCTTTCATTGACTGTTTCATCAATCATATCTCGCAAACGAATAGTCAATTCTTTGGGTTTTGGAAACACAAACGGCTTGTGCTCACCCCTGATAGATATGCAGAAAACCCGTTCTCGGTTCTGCGGAATGCCGTAGTCCTTGGCATTCAACACTTTCCAATAGTTCGTGTAGCCGAGGTCACCAAGAAAGTCGAGCCATTTATCGAAGTTCGCCTTGAACTTCTTGCTGACAAGGTTCTTGACGTTCTCAAGCAATAGGTATTTTGGAAGCGTTCCCTCTTCCGATGCAACACGCAATAGCCGCTCGACTTCAAACAGCAATCCGCTACGAGTGCCTTCCTTAATGCCCGCGCCCTTGCCTGCGACCGATATGTCTTGGCACGGAAACGAATATGTCCAAAGGTCAGCGTCCGGAAGTTCTTCTATCTTGCGGATATCTCCGAGATTGTTGGCTGTTCCGTGCATTGCCTCGTAACTTTGAATTGCGTATTTGTCTATCTCGCTTATCGCCACGACTTTATGTGCAATACCGATATTCGTTAATGCCTGCGTTTGCGAACCGATACCTGCGAACAGTTCAATCAGTCGCAACGGATTTTCGGCTGTGTATTCCGTCATGCTTTACCCCCTAATAGTTTTTCCATAATGTCATCGTTGGGGTTTGTTTCGTCCCACTTCGACAGTTTGCTTTCTCGTACCACGATGTAGATTTTGCTCCACACTTCGTTGGTTTGTTTGAGATACTGTTGCGCCATACCCACGAACGGGGACGGCATCGGTTTGCCGTTTTGGTCTTTTACGAGCAGTCCGTGCTTGGTGTTCATATCTTCGCATTCGAGCCATCTCGCTTTGCAAAATGCGTACTCTTCCAAGTTGTACGGCAGTATCCCTTGCGTACAGCCAATGCTTTTCAGCCATGCGTACACGGTCTTGTATATCTCTTTTGCTTTTGCTGATAAATAAGAAGGCGGTTCGCTCGGTAGTTCCAGTCCGTTGTCGGTTGTGAAGTTCACGACTTCTATCGGACGCTTGCCGGGATTGCCTTCCAGTATCTTTTGCGTGACCGCTTTCTTTGGTCTTCCCGCGCCCGGTCTTGCTCCACCGCTTGCCATACTGCCTCCCTTTTGAATTTTTATTTCTTTTTGATTATTTTGATTTCCCGCGAAATCAAAAATGACGGTTGCCCGTCCTTCAATACTTCGTATTGGTTTTGATTTCTTTGATTTTTCCATTTGATTTTTGATTTCGCGTTTTTTCGCGTTGGACTGCGGCCCCGCTCTTAGGGTTGAAATCGTCAAGTTTTCGACCTCCCCCTCCCTCGGCGGTCAGTCGTACTCTCTCGGCTTCGGTTTCCACCTTGAGCCTTCCTGTGCACTCTTGCGTGAGTGACACGACCAACACAGGCTTTGCAGGTTGCTCGGCGCGAACCGCTCGCCGCCTTGCTTGATGGGAACGATATGATCTACCATTGTCGCTCTCGTCCTTTTACCCGCTTTCAAACACTCCGCACAAAACGGGTGCTGATTGAGTTGCTGCTTTCTCGCGTGCAACCATTCGGGTGTCTTGTAAAAGTTCTTCGTGAAGTTATCTCGTCCGTACTTGTTGTATTGCTTGTCTACGAGCCGCTTGTGTTCTTCACAATATTGCCCGTCCACAAGCTTGGGACAGCCGGGATAACTACACGGTCGTTTTGGTTTTCTTGGCATATTTATCTCCTACCTACACTCTTATTATATCTGTCGTTTGTCGCGTTTTGGCGGTTTTTGGCTCGGTCGTGTCGCTTTTTATAACTCGGCTAAACAGTCGCTTATAATGGCTATCGCTTTATCTCTTCTTCTGGCGATTGCATCGCGTCCCAAGAAGAACCGCTTGCTCATCTCTCGCAAGGACATCTTTTGCAGATAATACTTGCGGATGATCTCGTCCAGTCCGTTCGGAAGTCCTGCAATGCAGTCTTCAATCGCCGTGATGCATACGAGAGTTCTATCTTCGGTCAAGCCTTGTTTTTTCTTGTATTCCGCTATGGCTTTCTTGGCCGTATAGTTCTCCAAGTATTCCTTGATTTCAGTTGTTGTCACTGCAGTAGTCCTCCATTTCCTTTCGTCTTTTTTCTTCTCTTACACGCTCGTCCCAAACCCAATCGCCGTTTTCTTTGGGGTCGATCTTGCTTTTCAGCCAACTTCGTATTTGCCCGCAGTCTTCCAAAGTTTCGTTCCAATCGTCTTCGAAACAGACTCCGCACAAATCCCACATTTGCATCGTTCCGAACTTCTGCCCCTTATAAAAGAACAACAGGAGCATTTTATCGGCGGTTTCGTCATAGTACTTCCACTTGTAGTAATATCCCCAAAGTGTGCGACCGCCGTCATATCGGGTTTCTATGTAATTTTCGCATGCCTCTTTTATGTCGGCTTTCGGCATAGGCAGTCCGAGTATTTCCTCGTAATCGAATTCCGCCTCTTCCGTTATCACCACTTTGTTGATGTCTGCCATACTACTCCTTTTCAAACGCTTGAATTATCGCTTTTACCTCGCCTACGCTTTTTACGACTACCGCATATCCGCCCGCTTTCAATATTTGCCGAATCGTTTGCTGTTGCAGTGCCGTTGCCGTGTTTTTACCTACCTTGCATTCGAGACCTATGAATCTGCCCTTATAACAGACTATCAAATCCGGAATTCCCGCCGTTCCGTACATCCCGCCGTGTTCCTGCCAAAAGAACAAGTTTGGAACTGTTTTCAAATAATTGCTTATCGCTTTTATCAGGTCGCTTTCCTTCACTTTTTTCGCTCCTATATAAAACTACCTGTCACAACCGTCACACCTGTCACTAAATGACACTTTACCAGTGTGACAGTAACCCCTCTATTAGAAATCTCGTTTTTGTGACGGATGTGACGGTTGTGACGGAGTGACAGTAGTGACGGATAGTGTTGTGTGAGAACTGTTTTCCTGTCACTTGCCGTCACTTTGCCGTCATTACCTGTCATTCTTATCAGGTCGAAATCGACCAGTTTAGCCGTATTAGTCTTCCGATTCATCGAATATCGCCCGTTGATATGTCGGTTTATAAGCCTGTCTTTTACCGAAATAATGCACTCTGCTCGATCCGCTCCGTTTCATCGAGTGTTCGATGCCGTCATAGTAGAGCTGCGTTTCAATGCTCGTTATCTCTTTGCCGAGTGCCGCCGTTGAGTAAATGCACGGACTTCCCGTCACATCGTACACAGCCTTGATTAAGTCGGTTGCAGTGCCTTTCCAACCCATCGGATACTGTTTTAAGAGGTCTTTGACCGTTTTCACGATAGGATTGTTCTCGTACTCGCGCTTTTTGCGTTTCCGCTCTTCTTCCTCTGCCGTTCCGACCATATCCCATCGATACTTTGTTTCATCGAAATGCACCACGACGTCTTGCTGCCGAATATCTCGTCCCGTCATAAACAGCACGGCATTTTCGTCTTGCCGCTTTTTCTTGTAGATGATGAATATCGTGTCGCATACACCCATGATGCCGTTCGAACCCGAAATCATATTGAATACGTCATTTTCGTCCGCCATCTTTCGCAAATGGTGAATGAGAAAAATGCAGATCCGCTTGTTGTCGGCATACTCTTTCAACGCTCCGAGTTCTCGGTAGTCCGTTGCGTAGGCGATTTCGTCTTTCTTCGCCGAACCCCTTACCTTTTGCAAGGTGTCAATGATAATCAGTTTTATGTCCGGGTGTTCTTCGAACTCTTCGTCCAACTGCTTGATAAGACCGCCGTCCAAGCCGTTCGCCTTTATGGACAAATAGAAATTGCTCGGTGCTTTCCCGCCGTCAAGCACTTTGTTGAGTCGGTCTTTCAGACGGAAAATACCGTCTTCGAGAGCGAGATACAAACACCCTGCCTGATTGCTTGCATAGTCCAAGAACTCTTTCCCACGGCTTATCGCCAAGCACATCTGCATCGCCATCCAAGACTTTCCGACCTTTGACGAAGCACACAATATCGCCAAGCCTTGCGGCAACACATCCGGGATTAACCATTCTGGCGGATCTATCTTCGCCGTTTGCAAGTCGCTTGCCGCTATGCTCGCTACACCACGTTTATAGACTTTCCGAACTTCTCTCTTTGCCGCCGCCACCACTGCTTTTAGTTCTTCGGGGTTAGACATCAAGAGTTCGTTAGGGTCTTTCTTGCTCCCAGCAACGTTGAATACTATGTATGGAATCTTCGCCGCTTGGAGTTCTTTTTCAAGTGATGCAGACGCCTTTTGCCCCGGCTCGTCATTATCCAAGCACAGCACAAGCGGAGCGTTCGGCTTTTTCGATTTTACTTCCTTGACGAGCTTGTTTGCCCCGCCGACACCGCAGAGCGACACCGAGATGCCGCCGCATTGCATAATAGACAAGGCGCAGAGCGGACTCTCCACGATAAAGACAGGCTCTTTGCTCGTTCCCCACAACGCTTTGCGATTGAACAGCGGTTCTGCTCCCGCCTCTTCGTTTGTCGGTTTATAGAACTTTTTGTCGGATATGCTCCGAGTTTGGTAGTATCGTAGTTCCGATGAGTACGGCAACACGATTGCGTTTCTCTTTACGTCATAACCAAGGCAATATTTCTTCACCGTTTCTTTGGTCAGACCGCGCTTTTGAAAATAGTCGGTCTTGTCCGCGTCTTTGATGCACGCTTTCAGGTAGTCTTTTATGCTCGTTCGCTTGGTGCAATCGTCCACGTCGATATGGAACATCTCGGCAAGAAGTTTCGCCGCCTCTAACGGCTCTACTTCTTTCATCTTTGACGCAAAGGTTATGACGTCACCCGTTTCACCGCAGCCAAAGCAAGTGAAGATATTGTTCTTGCGGTCAATCGAAAACGACGGAGTTTTTTCCCTATGAAACGGACACAGACCTTTATCTCTGCTATTTAGTTTGACGCCGAACGTTTCTACCGCATCGGCTATTTTAACTTGGTCTTTGACCTTCTCGAAAATGTCCGTCATCGTTCCTCCGTTTTGGGTTTCTGGGCGGCGGACTTTTACCGCCACCCGTTGCCCGTTTGTTTTTATTCTTCGTCAAGCGCCGTAACCTTGGTTGCCATTGCCTTGACATGTTCTGCCAAAGGAAGTACATTTTTGAGTTCTTCCTCGGTCAAGTTTCGGTCGACTGCAAACACCGCCTGCGAGTAGTTGATACCGCCGCTGTTCTGTGCCTTTTTCAGCGTGAACTTAGTGACCACACTCACGGTTTTCTTTCCTTTGGAAAGAAGTCGCATTACGTACTTACTGAATTCGGCAAGACTGCCCGTCGGGAGCGAGAGAATAATCGGCAGAGCTTCGCCCTCACGAAGAAGGTAGATTCTTCTCTTCTGCTTACACGCTTTTGCCCCGTTCTTGCCACTGCCGAATTTATTGAATTCACAGTCGGCGCACTGCCTGATTTCCCCGCTTTCCGCTTCGATACCGATGCGTCCGTCCATCGAGCCGCAGTCAGGCGGATTGTTCCCGCCCGTGTACTCTTCCTTGTAGTAGCACGAGATGGGATGATGATACAAAATCACCGCTTTGAACTCTTTTGCCGAGTCGGGACTTTCGGGATCATCGCCCGGCACTTCGTATGCAAGACCGCCGCCTGCCGGGATTTTGATTCTCTCGAACGAGGGAGTCAGTCCGTCAAGTTCCTCTGCGAAGATCTCGCCAAGGTCTGCGCTTGCTCCAAAGGTAAGTGCCATGTCTTCTTTCTTTACGATTTCGTTTGCCATTGTTGTTTCGTCTCCTTAAATTAATATTTTTTCGATTTGGCAACGCGGATACTGTTCTTCTCCGCGATTTTTATGAGCCCGTCCAACCATTCCGGGAGTACGCCCTCATTCGCCGCAATAAGTTCCTTGACCGTTGCCGAAAGGGTTTGGCTGTTGATAGTGAACAAATCTTCGAAGCCGTTTTTCTTCATGACTTCCCATAGTTCGCCTTTCCTTTCGGGTTCTGGTGCCGGGTACTCTTGCGTGACGAGCGAGAACGTCGTTCCGTTACGATTGAACGAAGTCAACTCTTCCGTGGTCATCAAGTCGATCATTTCGGTTGTTACCCCGTCAATCTCTTCATTGATGCCCTTGACCTCTCTTTCGAGGTCGCTCTTTTGCGTCCGCAGTTCCTTGAGTCTGTCGGACAGTTCCAATAGTTTCGTATTCATCTGATACCTCCTGTTTTGTTTGATTGCTTTTTCAAGCGGAATACCTTTCTTCAATCGAGACGCGACCGTGCTGCGAGATACCCCGTATATCCTGCAAATTTCCGCAAATGTGAACACTTTCCCGTACAGCACATATCGTTTCGTTCGGCTCGTATTGCTGTTCTGCCTGCATTTAGGTATCCATTTGCAGTTTTTCGGGCAATAATCTCCGCCGTTGTCGATACGCTCTATCGTCAAGCCGTCTTTGTATCCGTGTGACATTGCCCAGTAGAAGAACGTCTCAAAATCTTCCCACTCGGCACACACGCACACTCCCTTTGCGCCGTAATACTTGAAGTCTTTGCTCTTCGGATTAGCGCATCGCTGTTTCATATTCGCCCATATTCGATGCAGTCGCAGTTCTCCGTTCGGCATCGCCTTTTGCATCTTGCGGTAACATCCGCACGACATCGTGTGTCCGTTGACAAGGTCCGTTCCCCGTACTATCGCCGTTCCGCCACACTCGCACTTACATGCCCACATCAAAGCCGTGTTCTTCCCGTGCGGTGGCAATGGCTCTAACGCCGTCAGTCTACCGAACTGTCTTCCCGTCAAATCCTTAAACTTTCCCATGCAGTAACGTCCTCCAGTTATCTACCATCAGTTTCGCAATATCGCCTTTGTGCTTTAATGCGTTCATTATCTTTTCATCCACCGTGTTCTTCGCCACGAGATGAATGTATAGACACTTCTCTTTCTGCCCGATTCGGTGAATTCTTGCTCGGCTCTGCTCATAGTTCGCATAGGAGAAGTCCAACGAATAGAACACCGCCACGCTTGCCGCCGTCAGCGTCAGTCCCATTCCCGTGGTTTGCAGTTGCCCTACGAACACTTTTACATCCGGGTTCTCTTGGAAGTCTTTCACTTGCTCCGCTCTATCCTTCGTTGCGCCGTAAATCAACCTATAGCCCAACTTTTTCTTTTCAAGCATTGCTTTTATGGCTTCGATTTCCGGGACGAACCGTGCGAACACGACTACCTTTTTGTCTTCTTCCACGCAGCTGTCGATGATGTCTTCGAGAGCCTCTATCTTTGCCGTACTTATGGTCTGCGGCTTGGCGGTTGCATCGTCACGGATAAACCCGCCCGTGCATTGTGACAGTCTTAACAGTTGCGTCAGAATGTTCCTTGCCGTCACTTCCGTGTCGGCAGAGAGCTGTGCATAGCAGTCCTCTTCTATCATCCGATACACCGCTTCGGCTTTCGGTGCGAGTTTTATCGTCCTCACTTCGTCTATGAATGGTGGCAAGTCGACTGCATCCTGTATCTTGATTCGGAACGCTATCTTATGTACCTTTTCCACGAGTTCCGGGAGATGATTGTACCCTACGATTTGGTGGTTCTGGTAACCGCCCATCACGGCATAGCGGTTGCGAAACAAGTAGTAGGACGGTCCGAGTATCTCTTCGTCCAAGAACTTATACTGCGAGAAGAAGTCCAGCGGATTGTTCGTGACGGGAGTTCCCGTGAGTATGACGTTGAATTTTGTCTTCTTGCCGAGTTTATGTAGTGCCTTGGACTGCGCCGTGGTCGGGTTCTTAATCTTAGACGATTCATCGCAGACAATCATGTCGGGATTCCACTTTCCTATCTCCGTTTCGAGCCGCCAAGCCGATTCGTAGTTCACGACTATGACCTGCAATGCCGAGCCGTTCATATACCCGAACGCTGCCTTTTTCTTTGCAATCGAGCCGTCCAAAATAGTTAGCGCATACCGATAATCCGCAAACTTTTGGAACTCTTCTTCCCACACGCCGACTATGGACTTTGGTGACACAACAAGCACTTTACCGATACGCTTTTGACCGTTTAACGCACCTATTAGCGCAATAGTCGTGATTGTCTTGCCCGTTCCCATATCCATTAGGAACGCTACCGCCCTGCCCGTATCGAACTGTTTTAGCGCGAAGTTGTATGCCTTTACTTGGTGGCTATAAAGGCTGCCCTTAATCGGCGGTTTGATGGTCGGTTCGGCATTTCCTTTGATGTCCGTTTTGTCTGCCGTCAAAGCCTGTAATTCTTCGTCAAGCGTTGCTCCGAGCAGTCCAAGCGTTGCCACATTTTCTGTCGTGAGCGGAACTACCCAACATTTATCGTCCGCATCGTAGAACCTGTCCTGCATATCCTTGATACTCCCTCGATATGCGAATGAATCGTAGATGCGAATGGTTTCGTTAGATCGGACAGCGTACATTCATTCCCTCCCAGTCGATAACCTTGACCATCTTCTCCGCGCCGAATGCGTTTATCATTCGTTCACTTTGCTCGTAATTGAACGGAAGACCGCCGAGCAATATTGCCGTTAGTTCCGCTTTGCTGATTCCGAACTCGACGCAGAACAGCGACAGACTTCCGCATTCGTTCTTTACCATCCGCACGAATGGTTGTATATGTACTTTCATGACCTACCTCTCTTTGGCTCGTTGAATGTTTGGAGAATGCCTTTCATCGTTTCAAGTTCTTCTCCCGTGAGCCCTTCTGTTAATTTTTCAAGGAGCGCGGTTTGCCTTTCGGAAAAGTATTTCATTCCGAGATGGTATCCGTCGGTTATGTAAATGCCACCGCCATTCCCTTGAACCGTGTATACCGGGTAAGACAACGAAAGATACTCTATGTCATATTTAATTGTTCGTTTGCTGACGCCGAATTCGTTTGCGAGATTCTCTACCGTGTCAGATCTGCGCCGGCACAACACTTCGAGAATTTCCATTCTTCTTTCCATAGAACTCAC